GTAAAGGTCGTGAAGAAGAATGGACCTGGGAAGAAACTCCCGAGGTTGTGGCTGCAGTGAAACAACTTCATGCCACTATTGCAGCAAACAAAGTTAGATTGGAACAATTCAAATGACGGTTAAAGTAGTACTATTGAAGTCTGGTGAAGATGTCATTGCTGATGTAGAAGAGATGGTTGTTGGTGAGAAGGTCGTAGGATACTTCTTCAACTATCCTCTGTCAGTCAAACTTCATGGTAACGAAGCTGTGAAGGATAGGAAACAACATCCTTTCAAACTTCGTCTCACACCATGGGCACCTCTTGCAAAAGAACAACATATTCCTGTGGTAGCTGATTGGGTTGTCAGTATTATGGAACCCATTGATGACCTCCTAGATATGTACACACAAAGTATTCAAGATTATGAAAGAAAACGTAAGGCTTCTAGTGATGGAGAATCTGANTCTCCTGACTCAGATTGAAGAAGTAGGTGGAGAACTGGGAGAACCCGACTGTAAATTGACTGAACCCTTTGTGGTTCATGAAGATGGGACACTCTCCCCCTGGTTGGTCAACTTGACGAATCAAAATACCTTCATGATTCACTCTGATAAGATCTTGACAATCGTCGTACCTAATGGTAAGCTGGTAGACAAGTATGAGGACCTGACGAAGGAATGAAGTTTTATACGAACGTGCAGGTCATTGGTAATGATTTTCTAATTCGTGGTTACGAAGACGGAAAACGTGTGTCTTACAAAGAAAAGTTTCAACCCACATTGTATGTCAAGTCCAATCGTGAGTCGAAGTGGAAGACACTTGATGGTGAGAATGTAGAACCCATTCAACCTGGTACAGTTCGTGAATGCCGTGACTTCTTCAAGAAGTATGACGGTGTTGATGGATTCCAGATCTATGGCAATGACAGATACCTGTATCAATACATCTCTGAGAGGTATCCTCAGGATGAGATCAAGTGGGATATGTCAAAGATCAAACTTGTCACGATTGATATTGAGGTGAAATCCGAAGAAGGATTCCCCTCACCAGACTCATGTCTGAAGAGATGTTGACCATCTCAATTCAGGACTACAACACGAAACACATTACAACCTGGGGACGTAAACCATACACCCCTACACAGAAGAACGTCACATATCACCACTATGAAGAAGAGGTGGATATGTTGAGAGCCTTCATCGACTGGTGGAATCAGGATCCCCCTGAGGTCGTCACTGGTTGGAACTGCCGTCTGTACGATATCCCGTACATGTGTGGTCGGATTGATCGTATCATGGGTCTGAAGACTCTGAGACAACTGTCTCCCTGGGGACTGGTCAATCATAGTGAACTTTATATCAATGGTCGTCCACACAACATCTTTGATATTGTTGGAGTCACCACACTTGACTTTATGGAGTTGTACAAGAAGTTCACCTATGTGAACCGTGAGTCATATCGACTGGACTTCATTGCAGAGACTGAACTTGGTCAGAAGAAGTTGGACCACAGTGAGTTCGACACATTCAAAGATTTCTATACCAAGGACTGGAAGAAGTTCGTAGACTACAACATCGTTGACGTGGAACTGGTTGACAGGATGGAGGACAAACTCCGTCTGATTGAACTTGTGATTACCATGGCATTCGATGCTAAGGTGAACTTTGTTGATCCCATGTTCCAGGTTAGATTGTGGGACACGATCATATATAATTACTTGAAGAAGAGGAATATTGTTGTTCCTCAGATGGACAGGTCTGACAAAGATTCTAAGTTTGCAGGTGCTTATGTCAAGGAACCGATACCGGGAGTCTATGATTGGGTTGTTAGCTTTGACCTTAATAGTCTCTACCCTCACCTTATTATGCAGTACAATATCTCCCCAGAAACCCTCGTGGATGAGAAACATCCAACGGCTACGGTTAACCGAATCCTTGAGGAATCGGTAAACTTCGAGATGTACAAAGACTATGCGGTATGTGCTAATGGTGCAATGTATCGTAAGGATGAGAGAGGTTTCCTCCCTGAGTTGATGGACAAGATGTACATTGAACGTAAGGCATTCAAAGGTCAGATGTTGAAGAGTAAACAAAAACTTGTGGACATCGAAGCAGAGATGAAGAAACGAGGACTATCATGACACAACGTATCACACCAGAAACATATCAAAAGATGAACGATGAGTTCGAGAAGGAGGGAGTTCCGTTTAGGATTAACGTCCCCACTCAAGAACAAATTGACGAATGGATGCAACAATCCAAGGAGGCTGAATGAGTAACAGGGATAAGAAGTATGGTGGTTTAGTTCGTTATGATCACGAACACAAATTGATCTTCCTTCAAAGGAACTTGAATCCCCCCACATCACACGCACGATTTGTCAATAAACTCCAGGAAGAGTATCCTGGTTATAAGGTAGTAAGTAAGAAGTAATGGGTTATTTGATTGGTGGTGCCGGTGACGGACCAGAACAAGAGATTGTCCAGTCAGATAAGGATTACTCCAAACTGACTGATGCACAACTCCTTAAACTCCGTGATCAAACGGTCAAGGATATTGCGAAGTTCAACAACTTCCAGATGGTGAGAAAGATTTGTCTTAACTCAGCCTATGGTGCGATTGGTAACCAGTACTTCAGATACTTCAAACTTGCCAACGCAGAAGCTATCACCCTGTCAGGTCAGACTTCTATTCGTTGGATCGAAAACCGTCTGAACAAATATCTCAATGAACTTCTCAAGTCGGATAGTGACTACGTTATTGCAGTTGACACTGATTCTGTTTATCTTAATCTTGGTCCTGTTGTAGACAAGTTCCTATCAAAACAAAAAGATGATAAGGAGAAGGTTGTCAATCTTCTCGATAAGATCTGTCATGACCAGTTGGAACCTTACATCGATAAGTGTTACAACGAACTGGCCGACTATGTGAATGCATACGACCAGAAGATGCAGATGAAACGGGAGAACATTGCTGACCGTGGTATCTGGACTGCCAAGAAACGATACATCTTGAACGTGTGGGACAGTGAGGGTGTTCGTTACGATGACCCCAAACTGAAGATCATGGGTATCGAGGCTGTCAAGTCATCCACACCTGCACCCTGTCGGACCATGATTAAGGATGCACTCAAGGTGATGATGGGTGGGACAGAAGATGAGATGATTAAGTTCATCGATGATGCTCGTAAGAAGTTCTACAGTATGGGTCCAGAGGATGTGTCGTTCCCCCGTTCTGTATCTGATGTAAATAAACATAAGAACCACGCATCAATCTATGGAAAGGGTTGTCCTATCCATGTGAGAGGTTCTCTGTTGTATAACCACTACATCAAAGAACGAGGTCTTGATAACAAGTATTCGATGATCAGTAACGGTGAGAAGATCAAGTTCTGTTATCTGAAGAAAGCAAATCCAATCCGTGAGAATGTGATCTCATTTATCAACGAGTTCCCCTACGAACTCGGTCTTGATAAGTATATTGATTATGAGTTACAATTTGACAAAGCCTTTCTGGAACCTGTCAAAGTCATCCTAGATGCCATGGGATGGAGTGTGGAGAAAGTTGTAAACCTAGAGTTATTTTTTGGATAATGGATTTCCTCAAAGACATTGTAAAAGAGATTGGTGATGAATACACCAAACTCGCATCAGACATTGACGAGACTGAGAGTTTGTGGACACAGGTTCTTACATTTTTAACGGACTTGTTTCAGGGTCTATATTTGGTGGTGTATCTGGGAATAAGATTACTGCCATTGCTGGGGAGTCTAGCACTGGAAAAACTTTCTTCAGTCTTGCTGTCGTCAAGAACTTCCTTGATGCTAACCCTGATGGTTATTGTCTATATTTTGACACTGAAGCCGCTGTTAACAAGGGTCTTATCGCAAGTCGTGGGATCGACTTAGAGCGATTGGTTGTTGTCAATGTTGTAACAATTGAAGAGTTTAGGACCAAAGCCTTGAAGGCAGTTGATATATACCTTAAGAAACCCGAAGATGAACGCAGACCTTGTATGTTTGTGCTAGACTCTCTGGGTATGCTTTCCACAGAGAAGGAGATCACTGACGCACTGAACG